CTCCATTTCAGAACCCTCTTTGCATTATTCGTTGCAGCCTCTGGGTAATCGTTATATGTTTCGGCTTTCTCCTCATTTGCTAAATATTCAGAATAGGCTCTTGCCGCATTAGCCTCTGAAGAAAAAACACATTCCCCATCCCCAATCCTCCATTTGCCGTTATCGCATCTTGTAATTGGCATATTTTACAATTTCATTATTAATCTACCATTTGCATCCCTACTCGGCACATACGCCACCGTACACCTGCAATTTATCAGAAAGCCTTTAGGTGCTTTCGGATCACCAGGCATATCTGCCAAAACCACCCGACCCAACTTGTCAAAGCTCTGGAAAGGTTCATCAAGTGGTCTGACTTGCCCGTCCATATCCCAATGGTCATATTGGTCTTTAGGTATCCGCCTCGTTCTCGCATCCCGCATACTCACCCACATCTTGTCCACTTGAAATGAATGCTCTGTGGCACCCATAGACACGCTGTAATTGCTCGCTCTCATCACCTCTGTCCTAATTATCATCCTCGCCCTCATCCTCGCATATTCCCCCATCTCCTTGCTCACAATAAGATTCACTATGTCATCCACACTCGCTCCAACCGCCACCGCAGCATTCACAAGGCTGATAAGTTTCTTTTTAGTCGTTTGCGTTATAAAAGCAACGATGTAAAAGCCGTACTGAGCCAGATAACGCATTATCTCCGCAAGAAACGTACTATTCAGTTTAAACGGATTATATGCTTTTCTGCTCTCAATCCCCACCGCCCTATACGCACTATTGCTGAACTGAACCGCCACCTCTCTATACATATCACTCATCACCGCCATTATCTTTGTATCCCATACCACCGCTCCTAAACCACTCATCGCTGCACTTGACCCATCACGCTTAACACTCTTGGCAAAGCTATCGAACTCTTTCAGCAACACCTCGGTCATGATGGGCGTATACTTACGCTCCACCACTCTCCGCATCCGCTCCATCTTGAGCCAATATTCGCTGCGCTGCATTGCGTTCATCTAATAGTCTTAATTTATAACTCTGCCTCACCTCTGCCCTTGTCATCATCTCTGTCCTACACGTCCTCTCCGTTGGGATCTTCGGAAATCTCGTCATCACGATCGCCCATATCTCGCTGTCCGTTGTTTCTGCTGTTATCATCACTTATGGTTAAGTCCATCATTGCCTGCTCAATCGGAACCAACCCCTGATTGATATAGCTCATATCCCATGCACCACCCTTCTCGCTGTAATTCATCGCCACACGCTTCTCGTCCATTGTCAGCCAGTTGGCATCACGCAGTGAGCGAACCATCCGCTCCATGTCTTGCTGCATCTCCGGCAGAGCAGTTATATCGAAGTCGATATAGTATTCTGAGCCATATCTTGGCACAAGCCACTTATTTAGCTCGTCACGAAGTGAGCAGCACATTGGCACAATGGTATTGGTGACAAGGTCACGCATCGCATTGTGGTAATTGTTATAGCTTGATGTGTCAGTATCGAATATTACAGCAGGAAGGCCGAACACCCTACACCACTGCTGCAAACTCATCTGCATAGTTTTCACTAGCTCCATGTCGATAGAAGACAGGCCGAAATTGAGATAATCCCAAGGGGTCTGCAATACCGCAACCTTGCCTTTATTATCCACACTATTGATGTCTTCATTGACCGCCCTCTTAATGATATTAGCCTGCTCAATTGTAAAGTTAGGTACTATCGAGCCTAATGGCTTTGGCGTTATCGCACCCTTGGCCCCGCCATTAGCAGTCATCATCGCAGAGGCATCAGCTGAGTTGTTGCTCATGCGCAAAGTCTTATATGCCGCTCTGAGCGGACTAACACCTCTCATGTGGCTACGGGTCACGTCATTGAAATCTGGACTCCAAGTCTTCCACTGCATCACATTATCCTTCGGTAAATCAATCCCTCTGCTTACCATCAGCTTATACCCAAGCAACCCGTACAGGTCGTTAGGATCAGGGTATATTTCCAAAAAGTGGGTCGGAAGCACGTTTAACTCGGTGAATTGACCGCCCAACCGACCATCATTTCCATAAACGTTCCCCTCACCGGAAAGGAATCGGTAACCGAATAAATTCTCAAGAAATTGGTCTTGAGCCTGGTATTGGTTAGGTCTTTCGAGCAGCCTAGCTAATTCGTTATTCTCAACAATGTTTTCTGAGTAAGCGTTCTTTCTCGCCTTGACAGCCGCCTCATACGAGCCACGCTGCCCTATGTTGCGGCTCATGGTTTTATACCTACTCAGCTCAGTGCGGCCTTTAGGTGTATCATTGAGCTTATAAACATACCAAGGGATGGAAGAGGCCTTGCGTGAGAGGAATGTCACAATAGCATAAACATCAGCATTGCCTAAATATCCCTCGTTCACATACTTCCCATCCTCGTAATCCTGTAACACCGCACCATTGATGCCACGCATCTGCGTAGTGATATTTACATTTGGATTGATACCCTTTGTATTATTGAACAACCTATCGAATACGCCCATTATCTTTAAATTGCTCCCCAAGTCACCTTGGGAATTGTTATTTTGGAATAAATCCCATATCGTAAGGCATCAAGAATATGATCGCCAAATTTTACGGGCATATCTAATTTATTTCCATTTCTATCGGTTTTCCACCGATAATTTTTGATTTCTTTCAACAAATTTACACTTTCATTTAATATAAACAACGGAGTGGCTTTTACAGTCCTAATTCCCTCAGTAACATCTTTGTTAGCTGGCTTGGCATTAAACCCGCTCCTGACAAGTGCCTCTATAGTCTTTGGCTCAGCAGCATCGCAGTATAAATCGTCATACGGACTGATATTCAAAGCCTTCAACCGGTCTACCAAATCCTCTGTGGTAAGCTTGGTTTCGTAGAGCATCTCCTTACAATAAGCATTACCTTCGTGAAATATTACCTTAACCAATGCCGTTGGCACATTAAACCCGAAGTCCAACCCGTACACCACCTCACCTTCATCATCGTCAACCATTGCTTCAGTTGTTCTCCAATGCGAATATATTAAGTCTTGAGAAAGACCCCTCTCACCCAAGCCGTAAATCTGCCAGTAGTTCGGGTCAGCATCTTTCAACCTCTCTAGCTCCGCAATAAGCTCTGGTGGGAGGAATGGATTATCTCTGAAGGTGGTTATGTAGAAATCCGCATCAGTTCTGGGGATTACGTCATCGTAAATCCAAGATGACAGGTCAGAGGGATTGTAATCAATCACTATCTTGCCGGAGGTACGCATAATCAACTGCATCCATGCCTCGTAAGTCAATTCGTTGGCCTCATTGCAGAAAAGGTAGTCACGGGCACGTCCACGAATCTTCTGAGGTTGATCAGCGGACACAAACTCAATAATGTTCCCGTTCAAGCTATATATCTGGTCAGTTTTATTGTGGTTGTCTTCAGAGTATATCTCCATGCGGGAGAGAATGTCAATGAAGTCCCTTAAAACCGTACCCTTTATAGATGGAAGTGATTGTCTAACAATGGTAAGCGTTTTGCCATCCTCCTGCAATAGCTTGATAATGAACCAAATAAGAATGTTGTACGTCTTTCCGCTACGACTTCCCCCTTGCATCACCGTTATGCGCTTATCGCTATCCGTTAGGATGTCGAATATCTTGTTCGTCTGTAAGCTTACTTCCATATTTCAGTAAAAATTAAAAATTCAGTTTGGGTTTTGGGGTTGAAAAGTAGGGTGGAAAAGGGGGTCATTGTATAACGGATGTTTTATGTTTGGTTTTGGGACTATGATTCTTGGGGGTTTACCCCGGCCATGCCCGATCCAAGATCTTTAAAGTACCGGTCATTGTATCCGGCCACTTTACAGGTCAACCTTTGCCGGTTAAGCATTCCCCCCTCATCCATTTGCCCTACCTTTGCCATGTGCCATCATGTCATATCTGTTATGTTTTGTTTTTTTCGCCTTATAGCGAATATTATGTTAAGTAGAAAAGTTCAACAAAGCTTGTCAACTTGTCATTAACTCACTTTTTTTAACGTTTCACTTTGTGGCCTTAATACTTCAATGTTCACCTGATTAAGGTTACCCTCAACTTTGCTTTCAATGCGCTGAGTTGGCAAACCAAAAAAGTACCTAAAAAATATATCCATGGCTTTTGGATCACCTTTGCTCAACCCTTGTTCCAATGCGGCCATTGCGATCCCTTGCAAGGGATAGAGCTGTTCCATTAACTCTGATTCGTCCGGTTTCTTTTTGCGGCCTGAACCAGCACGGAACCCTCCCCTCCCTTTATTCTTTGTTTTCTTTGCTGCTGCTTGTATCTGTTCAATATTCATTTTGATAATCTTTGCTTATAAAATTAGTGCAATTTATCCTACTTTGCCGGTTAATTGCTTAAGTTCATGCGTCAAACCATTACTAGCCGGCTCTGATCGTTCATAAATTTTAAGATTAATCCAACCATCCAGGTGTTCCAAACTTTGCAAATAAGCTACAAAGTCAGCAACAAAGATATTTAAAATTATATCGTTTTTTTTATCTTTTTTTAGATAATATCCTTTCTTCATGCTCAAATTTAAACATTTTCTAAATTTTACCGGTTGTGTAAATACTATATGTTTTATATCGTTTGTTTTATGTTACTTTGTGCAATAAAATTAAACAATATGAACGAAGTAACTTTTCAGCTCACTAATCAAAATTCAATAATTGGATTTGAAACAATGGTTTTAACTGCTATTACCGAACAATCAATGTGGTTTAAATGCTATTATACCACCAAAATTGATGGTGTTGAATTTATTAACATTTGTTTGGAATCATTCGATATGGAAGATTATTACAACATAATTAAACAGGATTACACAATTACTTCAAAATAAACAAAATGACTAGTAAACAAAAAAACACAAAAAAAGAGCAAGAGAATGCTTTGTTATCCCTTGCTCTTATTATTCTTTTGTTGCTTGCTTGCCTTGCTGATAACCTTTAAATCATTTTATAACTACCTTAAACTAAAAATCATGATTAACAAAAACATCACTTTCAAAGTTCCCGCTAATTTACTTTCAGACGGTTTGACTAACGCTAAAACAAAGAAAAATAACGTTACATCTTTCATTTTATACCTTGCTCCGGCTAATGAATCAGGAATAGTAAACGTTTGTCCATTTTCTTCAGATGGTTGCAAATCTGCATGCCTATACAAGGCCGGCCGTGGTAAATTTTCCAATGTTCAACTTTCTAGGATAAACAGAACAAAATTTTGGGCAGCTGATAGGCAATTGTTTTACACTAAATTAGGAAATGAGCTTTTAATGATAGCAGCAACCTATAAAAAAGCTGCAGTTAGACTGAACGGTACTTCTGATATTGATCACCTAGATCTGTTAAAACGATATACCGGTATAGATTTTTTGGCTAAAAAGTATAAAAACATAAAGTTTTACGATTATACTAAAAACATTAATATGGTTAAAAAGTATGCCGGTTCAAATTATCATTTAACATTTTCAAAATCAGAAACAAATGATAAACAAGTTTTGGAAGCTTTAAATTTTGGCGCAAATGTAGCAGCTGTTTTTAGCCATACTTTGCCGGAAACATACCTAGGCTATAAAGTTGTTGACGGTGATCTGACAGACTACAGGCCTGAAGACGGAAAAAACGTAATTGTTGGCCTTATTGCTAAGGGCCCAGCTAAAAAAGACAAATCTGGTTTCGTTATTCAAAATTGATTTTTCACCTAATTAAACGCCGGCAATTTATTTGCCGGTTTTTTTACGCTGTTCCGGTAGGCCGGTTTTAATATTGTTCGATTCAATAAACAGCGCCAATTTAAGGCCCTAATTGTGACTGACATGCTCATGTATGTCTTACATGGTTATAGGCTGAATTTAAGGCCCTAATTGTGCCTGACATGCTCATGTATGTCTTACATGGTTATAGGCTGAATTTAAGGCCCTAATTGTGCCTGACATGCTCATGTATGTCTTACATGGTTATATAGACAAATTACCAGGATGAATACAAAAATCAACATATGACAATTTTCTATAATATATCAATCCCTACTTTTTTGGTAGACTGCTCAATTTCTGCCATGCCAACCAAAATGGCGAGGGGTGGGAAAAATTCTTTGAACCCCGCCAAAAACCCCCAACTGCCAAAAACCTCAGTGAACGAAGTGAACTGTGCCCAACCGCCAAAAATCCCCAACCCTGCCAAAAATCCCTAACCCCGCCAAAAACCCCAAACCGATAAAAATCCCCTTGCCTAACCCCAAATGGCCAACCTAAAATTGTGCTAAAAATCTGCCAATTTTTCTCTGAATTTTGGTCAACCAAAGGGCATTTTTAAGGTCTAAAAATCCTTACACTTTTATTATAACGTTTCTTATCGCACCAGATGTAATCGATTTTTAGTGTTTTCTATTCTGCCCCCTAAAAAAAACTTGTTTTTTTTTCTATTCACCTAAAATATTGAAAAAATCGGTTACATCGGTTACATCCTTGATTTACAATGAGTTATGAGGTGCAAAATCGGTAAGAAATCTGGTGCACGACCCCAAAATGAGGTGCATTTTCCACATTTTTGCTTCATTTTTTTCTTCAACACTCCCTCACCTGTCGGTTGGTTCACCAAAAAACAATCGTTTTTTTGTTCCCGTGCACCCGTTTTTTCTCCACTGCACCTGATATTTTCAGATTTTCCAAAAAATCTAGTGCACCTTTTCCGAACTTTTTCATGGAAAAATCCTTCTTTTCAAACCCGTTTTCTGACAAAAAATCGTTGTATAAAGTCTCTAGTTTGACCGGCAAATTCTTCTCCTCAGATGCCGTCAACATGAACTCTAAAAACTCCTCTCCGTACATTACTCTGATCTGCTTTTTGGCTAATTTGTCGGAGTTTTCCATCTTCAAAATGCCCACCTCTAGGTACTCATTCACGCAATAAAACATAAAATTATAGAACCTGTTCCACTCATCCTTATCCCAATCTTCAAATAATTTATGTCCAAATTCATCCTCTGGCGTGTGCTTGACCCCAAAAAATGGTGCGAATTCCAAGACCCTTTGCCGCCTTTTGGCATGATTTCCGTTATTTGGGATGGTGTAATTTGTGGTGAACATGATCTTTGGCGAGTCCTTATAAGGGATAAAAAACTCATCTTGGTTCTTTTTTTCTACCGTAACCCCTTCAGTGATTATCGGGTAAAATGACTCAAAATCAACATTTTTCCTAGTGTCTTCAATGGCTATAATCTTGGTGTCGATGTCCACCCGCTGAAATGCAAAACTCTTATCGCTCTTAAAATTCTTGCCATCTAAGCGCACCACCTGCATCAAATATGACAAAGCCTTCACAAAAATTCCCTTACCCGTGCCGCCACCATTGGCCTCATTTTCCGTCTCTTCGGCTAATATAATAGCGAATGGCTTACCAGGGTCTTTGTACTTATGCAGCAAATACCCCATCAGTGTGATGCAATAAGCTATCCGCTCCTCATCATCTCCATTAATACGCCTTATAAATTTATAATATTCTATCTCCATTGGCTGCACCCCTTGATCAACCACTATTTCATGGTCAATAAGCTGAGATTGCCAGATGCTTCGGCCTAGCTCTCCGTAGCTTTTTAATGCAATTCCCGCCTTTGTTACCTCAACTATGCCATTTTTAAACGGGAAAAATGCCTTGCCTGCCTCATCACGCAAGAAATTAAGGTCAGCACGATTAAAGAACTCAAAAAACCCATCATTGAACAGGCTTGCGCTGCTGCGATATATCAATTCAAGCAGGTCGGCAGGACTTACCCCGCCATCGAACTCATCAGGAAGCGAGTCGATGTAGCCTTTAATCTCTTTTTTTATCTGCTCAGTGCTGCTGTCATGGGCGATGCCTCCGGTGTGCCTAATCAGCCTATAATTGATACCATTATCATAAAAATACAAGAGAAATTCCTTCTCTACTGACAAAAATATCTGGAGCTTATACCTATTTATAGATATACGCCCTTTTGAGTCCACATCCCAGAAGGTGGTGAGATTTTTTTTTTCAGTCACCGACACTACCAGCTCCGCTGCATCTGCCAAAGGCATCCCATACTTCTTAACCAATTCAGCGGTGATCTCATCTCCACTATACCCCTCCTCCGCCATTTTCCTAACCTCCTTGGTAGACCTCTCCACCACCACATTCCTCCGCTCTCCAAATCCTAAGTCAAGCAGCTCTTTGGCTGCCCGACTAAAATCCCCTCCGCATTTTAGGATTGCAAAAACAATAGCAGGCTTGTAACCTTTACCGATGAGAAACGGGGTGTTGGTGCTGAATACACTAAACAACCCCATGCTTTTATTATACGAGCCGCTGTGCTTACTAGTGCCGCCTGGGCGCAAATAATAATCCCGCTCGCTATTCCCCCCAACAAATTTCCATCCGCACTCCTCAAATAGGTTGCGGACATCACCATTTTTGTTATAGGCATCAAATGGCGATGCACCATAATCCTTAACACTCGGCCTGTCATGTGCCTCTATTAGCTGCTCCACCACTATGCTGTTAAATGACCGCATGACTTCAATTAAATGTTCCCGTTCTTCTAAGGTCACCACACTAAGTCCCTTTTGCACAACCGTGTACCCCTCCGTTGGCGGAGCCACCACATACCCACCCTCACCCCGTGTCTCTATTATGCAATATGTCTTCACAACAGGGTTGGCTTTTAGCTCGGCTTCAGTGGCTGGCCTTTCCGCTAACTTTTGGTTACCCTCAATGTATTCGCATCGAAAAAGTAAGTGGTAGCCACCACTTTTTGTGCGGACAATGTGCAGCTTCGCCCAGATATCAGGGTTGACAAGCTCTTTTATCTCAGAGTACAGGTCAAAGTCGGCATATTTTGTGTCAACATCAATGACTTCAAGGTTGCCACTCACCGCTCCGCATATTATTGCGACTCCTTTGGCCCTTTTATCCGACATTTGCACCCGCAAATCATGCTCCGTAATCATCTCGCTTTGGTAACGCTTCCAAGGGAATATGGCGGTCTTGTTTTCGCTTACAGCGATGATATTGACACCAGCTTTAAGGTATTTTTCGTACATGGGATCAGTTTTTGTGGTCAAGTATTTCTGGCTTCTTTTCATTGAAGATATTATACATCCTGCATGACATTTCAATCATTTCCCTAAATGTTTGGTCTTCTGACATGGCAGCCACAACCATGCTGATTAGGTCAATCCCCTCACCATTAAGGATTAGTTTACAACTCTCAGTGGACTTGTCTGTTTTTAGGTGAATTTCTACGATCTCTTTTTTCATGTGTTATTTGTTTAGGTAAATAGATATGTCTTCGATGCTGTCAACTCTGCGGGCGTGTACGCCAATTGAGTTAAGTGTCTTAATACGGTGCTCTTGTAATGGCTCAAGCTCTCTCCCAGGTCTCTTTACCTCTAGGAATATGGTCACCCCCTTCCTGATGCACATCAGGTCAGGGATACCATTCCAATTGGTTTGAATGAGCTTAACAACAAGCCACCCGCTTTTGGTCATGGCTTGTGCGATTTGTCTTTGAATATCTGATTCTAATCTCTCCATTCTGCTTCGATTTTTTTTGAGTCCAAATATACCCAAACTACATTTGGTTTGAAATAAAAACCATTCGACTGCACCATCTCCACGTCCATGCTGTGATCCCACCCTTGTTGCATGGTGTCGATGATAATCTGACCATACACTGTTTTCTCGCCAATGATAGCTGAGTGTTCTTTTTGCAGCCTAAGTGCCTCAAACGACTCAAGCGAGTCAAGCTCTATCTCCCACAAAAGAGAAAAGCAGACCCGCTTGGTTGTAAATTTTATGTCATCGATACAGGAGTTAGTTGCACTATAAACCACCATTTCCCAGTCAATAGTGCGCTGTCTGGCTACTTTTTTGTCAACTTGTACAGAATCATGTACACCTAAATAAGAATCAAGCTCTGAGATGTAGATGTCGAAGGCTCTTGTTTGGAATTGCATTGTCATAACATATGTGTTTAGACAGCAATATTACAACACTTTTTATATACGAGCCAAATAAATCTTTTAAAATCTGAAATCTTTTTTAAAATGGTCTAAAGTGTAGTCTTTTTTGTCCATCACAGCCTTGTAAATCTTATGTTCTATCCCATTCTCCGCAAAAATCCAATATATTTTCGCCTCCGCCTCCCTATCCTTTGTTTGGAGCCTTGCCCTTGCCTGCCAATATGATACTGCCGAGAAATCTATGTTATAAAACACAAGAGCCTCTGCTGTACTGAGATTAATCCCCTCCCGACCGGACTGTATCTGAGAGATAAAAACCCCATCACTAGCCTCTGCAAAGGCCTGCGGATCGGTAAAAATCCTCCCCGCAAAAACCCATTGGAGTATCACTGACTCCGCAATAAACTTATAATAGATCGCAAACTTGCGGCAGTTCTGAAAAGTATCACGAATAAACTCAGCCTTTGTGTGATCAAATGCTGCTGCCCTTCTTTCCGGCTCATCTACTATCACCGACCCGCTGTAAATCTGATGCATTTTATTCATCAGCTTAACGGCTGTGTCAGCAAGCACCACCTCACCATCCTTATTGGTCACTATTTTATCAATCCTCAGCCTCTCAGCAAACTTATATGTCGAGTCCGCCATTTTAACGGTCAATATCTCTTCCTGTACCATCTGCTTGAACCCCGCCTCCTCTTGGGTGAATGTGATAAAAATCTTGTCAGTGATAGGCTTTATCTTCTCAATCTGAGCGCACGAATAGTCGTTGATTGACCTATTAAAAACGTACTTTTTCTTGAGAATGACAAACTCCTCTGCCCAACGATAAAAGCCGTCATAGTTCTTAAATGGCGAAAAGTTACTTATCCAAAGCTGATGGTAAATCTGAGACCAGGACTCAGGTGTCGGTGTTCCGGATAAATACACTACCTCCGCATACTTAGCTATCTTTTTTAGCTCTCTTGCCCTTTCCGATGGCTTAGGGAATGCTCCAAGGCTGTGAGCCTCATCTACAATAACAAAGCCATAAATATCCTTTACGTTATGCAGCTGATCATAATTTATAACATCAACCTGTATGCTTGGGAAATGCTCTGCTTGTTTTTCGATGTCTGCAATAGCCTTTTTCTTAGTAACAAATAATAGCTTGTATATACCCCTCTTTTCGGCTATTGCTAGTGATGTAAGCGTCTTACCAGTCCTGACCTCCATAGCTAGATACACCATCCTAAAAACGGATAGGACGTGCGATGCCTTGTCCACAATCCTTACCTGGTAATCCCTTAGCTCAATATTTTGTGGCATAACCGCCCTCCACCATTTTGTCGTTTATATTTCCTATCCGGACAACTGGTCTGCCGTACTTATCAAGTCCTGTGGACTCAATGGTGAATTCAGGTGATAGCATTTGCATTAGTGCTACTTTAGAGACCTTCCCCTCCTCCGTATTCATCTCAGGCGCATTTATCCCTGCCAGACGGCAATTGGCGGTGTAGGTGAGACGGAATCCCAAGTCAATTGTCAGGTTTACCGTGTCACCGTCTACGACACGGTTTAGTTTTGCTTTGTAGGTGTACATTGTTTAATATTATGGGTTTCGATTAATTTTTTAAGACAAGCAAGTTGAGCATCTTCAAATTTGGTAAATACTTTTGGTATTATACCATATTCATTTTTTCTTATCAGTTTAGAATCTACAATAACTGTAAAAGTACCATCTGGTGGATTACATATTTCAAAGGAGTATTTTTTTCTGAACCATGCAAACGCTTGTTGCCAAAGCGGAGCATTTACTCCATGCTCGTGATCATCGCCATAACAATGGTGTAGGAATAGTTCCATTTTAGCTGGTTTAAAATAGACATCCCATGTGTTTAGCCTATAATAAGCAAAGCAATCTTCTTTGAAGCCAAGCTGCTTCATTTCAAGTGCTTCTTTGTACGGTATAAAGTTATTTATCATGCTTTATTTTTTCAAGGTAAATAATCGAATCCATCAACTCCTCCTGCAAATGCGTGAGCCACTCCGCATAGGACAAATCATCTCGCTCCATCGTAGTTCCGTATTTTTTGATCCCAACCTGGCTGCGTTGGTACATTTTGCGAATGACTGCTGACACTATCGGGTCTTCTGAGGCGTAGGTTTCAAAGTCCATTGGTGTAGGTTTTATTGTAGTATGTTTCTGAATCGTCATAATCGTAGGCTAACCCGCTATCAAAAGCATCAATTATCTGCTCCTTTTCCATTTCTTTGGCTTGCTCGATGATATTATCAGGTATATCAATTCTTATATTCATCCCGTATGGCAAACCTATACTATGTGAATGTCCATTAATTTGATTAACTAACCATTGAACTGCCGTTTGTTGTTTCATGTTATTTGTTTTAATCCAGTGCTACTGGATAGTAAAATGAGGCATAATTTATCTCCATACTCGCCTTCTTCTTAGTCGTGTAACAAGCCTTACACTTGTGAACATAACCGTCTTTTGTTGACCTACTCCTTGGGAATGCGCCATATTCCTTCATCTCACCGCACCCTGCACATTGTTTCTGCCCTTCCTTATGAGGTCTTTTTGGCTTGGCTTTGGCATTTCTGTCTACACGCTGACATTGCTTACATTGTGAATTGTACCCACCTTTAAAATAGGCTTTTACGCAGAAATCAGTCAACGGCTTATCTTTTTTACACTTTGTGCAGGTTTTCATATTGTTCAATCGTTTTAAAAATTTGGTAAACTACTTGCGGAACTATTGCGTTTCCAAAAGCTTTTATGCTTTCTTTTCTCCATTTAGAAAAGGTAATAGAGTCCAATCGGTCGGGAATCCCATCATCTTTTCTGCAAACGATGTTTTCAAGTGATATGTTGAAACTCCATTTGGTGTTAAATCTGCTGCCATTTGTCTTAATGTCATTTGCAGGATTACTGATTTTTTTTGATGTTTCATCTTCCTTTTTTGGTAAGTCATGGGCTTTGTACCTGTATTCCAATCCATTGCATTTGGAGTGGGCAACAAACCAAACTCTGTCCCTTCTGTGTGGAGCGTTGACGGATACAGCTGGAAGAACATACGGTTGTACTTCGTACCCTTCAGCTTCCAAGTCAGCTTGCACCTCGTGGAAAACCAACCCTCCTGACCAATTAACAAGTCCGAGAACGTTTTCGCCCACAACCCAACGTGGGGAAATTTCTTTAATTGCTCTAAGCATTTCCGGCCAGAGGTGTCTCTCATCTTCTTTGCCAAGTCGTTTTCCTGCTGAGGAGTATGGTTGGCATGGTTAAGGGAAGCCTCCAGTGAGAACAATGTCATTTGTCCTCCAGAGGCTTCCGAATCTTTTTTGTAGTTCATAATCTAATTTGTCTATTGTTAATGTTTTGATATCATCGTGATGATATGCTTTGGGCCAGTAATGCTCTAAGATTTTCCTGCCAAATGGGTTTAATTCACAAGATGCAATGTTTTGCCATCCCATCCATTCAGCAGCTAACTCAAAGCCTCCTATACCACTAAATAGGCTTATATGCTTCATAATTGACACGCTTTAATGTATTCTTCCCTCTGATAGTGGAACTCAATCAGCTGCCACCTGCAACCATAGGTGTCGAGTAATGCCTCCCAAACCTCTTCCCAATAGGCTTTGTCTTCAGAGTGCTGATGCAGGAGGCAGATAGCACCCTCCGCTGCGTTGAATGACAGATTCATATATATGTAAATCTGTTCGGCTTTGTTTTTTGGTGTCATTTTAAGTTCAGTTTTAGGCAATGTGGGCAGATAGACTGCTGCCTACTAATTGCGGTGATAGTATAGTATTTACGGCATGAACGGCATTTAATCCAGAAGGTTTTAATCAGTTTCATAACCCTATATTTTTCATGTGAACTGAAATCTCATTATCGTTCTTTAAGGATAGCTGATCCTCAACACCTCGGAGTGCATGGATGACAGTTGTGTGGTGGGTAACACCTGGCTTGAAGAATTCAACTATCTCCTTTAGCCTCCAATTACATTTGTAATACAGGTGGTAGGCTAGTATTGACCGCATAACGATTATTTCCCTATCTCTTCTTCTTGCTCTCAAAGACTTCAAATCGGAGTTAAAATATTTTAAAACACGATGTGTAACATATTCAGCAGTGTTCAGCCTTGCTGACTCTCTGATTCCAGGTATAACGTAAGGTGATATCATCTCATTTCGGGGGTTGTACTTTGAATATGACCGACTATTGCAAGAAGGATGAGAACAATGGCAACCCATACGGCTACCTTGTTCTCACGATAGAATTGAATCAGCTCTTTTCTCATCTCTTATGTTTGAGTTGGTAGGAGATATTGCGAGGTTTCACGTCCTTATTAAGCGTGTCATAGAGGCTCTTGGTGTGATGAAATGCAGCAAGATCATCGATTATATCTTCTACACTCTTAGTTATGAGCTGCCAGCCTATGCCTTGTATTGCTCCACCCTTTCCGGTAGTTCTGGTCTTAGCATTCAGCCACAAAATACCTACCTCTCTTATACCATAAGGTACATCTGTTGTACATAAAAGTAGTTTATAGTAGGCAGCAAGCTGCAACCAATAGCTATTATGTAGATTATTAGATGTCTTGATGTCCATCAATATACGCTTACCATTTAGCTCAATAACCCTATCAATGGTTCCTGCATAGCCAAGCTCAGAATCAGCAAAGTGCTCTTCCATCATCAGTATCTCAGGCTTATGTGTCTCCGTAAAGTCAACATACCGCTCGAACATGGCCCATTCGAGCATTTTAAACTCAGGGAAGCCGTTAGGGGATAGGAATGTAACCTCTTCTCCGGCATCGTAACGCTCGGTGAGATTATGCACCACGCTGCCCCGCTTACCCGCTTCATCACGGATATGGTCAGCTTTATCTCCAACGTCTTTTAGCCATTGGAAGAAGTGAGCATCTTTCGGATAGCATTCGAGGATGGTCGTGACGGAAGGGACATAGGTGCCGTCTTCGGTGATGTAAAATCTGTTGTCTGTGAACTCGATCCTGTTCTTGTGCAGGTCGACAATAAATGGCTTGTTCATGTGTGTGTTTTAGTTCTGATTATAATTACTAAAGTTTTTACCTTTCATTTTTTTAATAAAATGTGGTATATTATTTCTGTATAAACCTATTTTATGGTTCTGGCTTGTAGCCGCTAACTTATCGTCCTCCTCTATATCAATATACCCTTGTGCAATCATTTCATCATAATTGCTAAATACATCACTATGCCTATCGGTTTCTTTGTCAATTAGGTTGTCTTGCCTACCGCCATAAGAGTATATAGCGGTAAAATTATCCGGTATGTCTGTATGCTCTTTTACTAATTTAACCTCTTTAGTATAGGCGTAGAAGTTTACTGTCGGGTTGTTCCTGCAAATGGTTAACCAATCGTTGAAATAATCAGCCGAAAAGAAATCACCGGCATCATGTATTCTTATATGCTTACCGACATATTTACTTTTGCTTAATTCGGTATTCATCATTTCAATCCACTTTTCTCTATTAAATAAAACAAGTTCTAACTTTTCAATATGCGATTTTTTGACATTGCTGAAATTGTAAGTACCATTTTTAGCATAACAAAATCCTGCACATATTCCTGCATTCGGGCAAGTGTTAAAATTGCTTCCATTGTTTAGCTTAACAATATGAGCCGGCAATGTCCATGAGTATATGCCGGTCTTTTTTAAGTCGCTGTTCTGTGTTAGTAAATTCATAATTTAAATTGATATGTTAAAAAAACCCGCCCGATGTAGACACATAGGCGGGAGATTGTCTACCTTAAAACTATACTAAACCAGAACCTAAAAAGGTGTGTCCTCATCGACTGCGGATGCAGGCTCGACTTTGGAGTTAAATAAGTCTTTTACAAAATTCTCTAAGTACTCAAGGCGTTTGGTGTCATCCCAAGTGTCTTTGCCCTTAATCTTAATCTTCTCAAGGTTTGGGAGCTGACCTGGGTTGTCTTTTGTCCAGTAATGCTTGAGGCCCTTACCATCTTGATTGATAAACATAACGCTGTTGCGCTTATCCCCATCTACCATAATCTTTGGCGTGATGGTCATAACACGGCTGAGATCAGCGTTTGGGATGGCTTTCAGAAAGGATACAGCATAGCCACCTGAGTAATTGGTTGACAAGGTGTAGTCGCTTTCGCCATCATTGACGTTGATGACCCAAAACTTGCCGTACTCTGTTTCCTTGGTGGAGATGCCTTTGACATAACCGGTGAGTGAGTCATAAAACTCCTCGTGTACTTCTTTTCCTACTTTGTTGGTTCTGCTTACTGATTTTGGGGTTGGGGAAGAAAAAGACCGGACAAGTTTCCCATTGCTGATTTGCAGATAAATGCTTGAGGACTGATTGTTGTTGAGGCCCATAATTGGATTATTAAACGGGTGATTAAAAATGTGGGTTTGGGTTCAGTTGCTTCGCTTTCTCACGCTCATAAGCGAGAACGGTTTGGTGAATCTTGATGTAAGTCTCAAGGCTGATTTTACCAGTTGTCTCAGCTCTGAACATAGTCATCGCAGTGGTATCTGCCATTTTCGCAAACATCTCCCGTGAAATTTCACGGTCAGTTCGCCATTTTCTTAATGTGTCTTTGATGTACAATTGCATTTTATTTTCCGTTTTGTTTACACAAATTTAATAACGTTTGTTTTAATCACCAAATTTATTTTATAAAACGGATAAAAAAATCCCGATGTGAAAACACCAGGATTTAAGACACCTATCGAAAAACACACTATTTGAATGGCTTGTACCTTGTTATTCCAAGTGTTTTGTAAGCCACAAGAACTTCTTTTCTGTTTTTGCCTTCGGCATAGCTAACGTGAACCCAGTCGGGGTTGTAGTTATCTCCAAACTCCCAAATGAGCTGATCAAACTCTAAATTGCCTTTGATGTAGTAAAACACATCGCTGTTGCTTATCGTCCCGCTGCCGTCCATGTCGATGTCCATAGCCTGCCCCTTGCTATGCTGAGATGCCTTGCTCGACCCTTTAATCGCACGATTTAACGCCTCAGACCTGTAGCCAGATGAAATATATATAGCCGTTTTGAAGTGAGCTCTAATAGGCTCAAAAATCCGTTTGGCGAGCAATATCATGTTATCTAGATGCTCTGGGTTGGGCCTATTGCTGATGCCTTTACGCTTGGCAGTGTCGCTGCGGATCATCTCTGCCATTGAGAGGTGTAGAGATAGTTTCATTTGAGTTTAAATAATAGTAAAAAGAATAATAATGCTCCTCCTCCAATCAGATACACCATCCTCTGTAATTTTTTCATGTCACCCACCGCAAGTTTCTCCATGCTTTTGGCATCGCTCAATTCCTTTGTCAGCACCTTAATCCTTGCGGAGTCGACAAGAACCATCTTTACGCTATCACGGATGGTGCGAACCTTGGTGACGGTGTGAAATTTTGTTTCCCATAGGTAGGTGGTATCGTTAATGACTGCGGTGTCCACATATACCATAGTTGTAGTGTCATGTACTTCAAGGGTATCTGTTTTAAATTTATAAAGGGTATCGCACTCGCAATACCCTCTTTTAATAACTTCAGCAGCTACAACCTCAAACTTTTTGTTGTCACCAAGCACCTGCTTGACGGGGTTGCAGCTGCCAAATAATATTAGGAGAACGATAATCGTTATAAAAGCTAAGATTATCTCTATCTCCGGACTTAATTTGTATTGGTTATTCTTCTTCACCTTGCGTGAATTTAACGCCTACTATAAAATTTTTGAGGTATATATGCTCCTCAAGTCCAGATGGGTTAACAACCTCAATAAAATCGTATTCAAATTCTTTATTAAGTAATTCCTTAATCTCTTTGTACATTTTCCGCTGCCCCTCTTTGTTGTATTTGTATCCACCCTTTTCGTCAAGGATCAGCGCACCATTCTCTTCCGTCATGGCGTTCTCAAGTCGGATATCGTTTAGTAATTCCTCGTAATTCTCGTAATACTTTTTGAGTTTCCCATGAATGGCGAGTAGCTTCTTCTGTGTTTTTGTCTCCTGGTTGCCGATGTTCTGAACCAAGATTTGCATGGCTTCGATGAGTTCTTTGTAAGTCATTGGTGTAAGTTTTATAAACAAAGTTATACAATTCTGTATGTAAAATGAAATGAATAGTTAACTGAAGTATCAACAGATGGTAATACTTCAAACTCACCAAAGTTTGTAGCATAGCCAGATAAACAAGCAGCTACTCCACCACCTTGCTCTACGCCTGTTCCATTGAGCCTATTTACAACTGATGTATCTGAATTGATTGGTAAAGAGAATGATAATGATGTTGGTGTATTGTCAGCCGTTGCGTTGATTGTTACCCATCCTGAAACCGTCACCGTATCCCCTACTCTCATGTATTGTGAACTGAATGCAGTTACTGAGTCAACATTAGCAAGTCCAGTCCAAGTTGGCGTATAAGTTCCAGATGCAGTTGTCTGTTGTGCATCAACTGTAATAACATCTCCTGCTGATGTAACTGCCAATGTTGCTACCGATGTACCCGTGAATGCAGTTGAACTTGTATAGGATGGTAATGCAAGCTGACCAGTACGCCTCAAAGCCATTTTTACGCCACTTGTAGAACCCGCAGGATAGAACTGAAGAAAACCATTGCTACCGCTACCGCTTGTTCCTGATATGGTTGGAATGTCCGTACCATAAGCACCACCCCACGTTATATTAGTAGCAGTGTTTAATTGCAGATTTCCTGTCGTAATTTGTAACGTTCCTGCATTAGTAAGCCTCATTCTTTCAGACATAGTAACCGATGAGCCAATAGCAACAGACTGATCTGCACCTGCATACCATACCACATCAGTACCTAACACATTTGCATATCTTGGCAGTGGTACACCACTAATAAAAACTGAACTTAAAAAAGCAGTTGATGAAGATGTGGATGGGGTAACCCCATAACCTATCATAAAGTTACCACCGCTGAACATTGTACCCACATTGCCAAAATGCCCATTAGAATAGCTATCCTGCAACATTATCGAACCGTTGGTAGCAGATACGTTTCCTGCTGATATTACACCAATAACCTCAAGTTTATGCGTTGGTGTTGAAGTTCCAATACCAATATTAGTACCATTGTCATAAATAGTACCATCTATCAAATTAGTCGCTGATGTCCATCTTGCTAATCTATCCGCAACACCGTTCCCGCTTATTAATGATGCCGTAAAGAACTCATATGCCGTATTCGCTACATTTCTTCTGAGCAGTTGCCCCGATGTACCTGCAACGCCACTCACTGCTGAAGTGCCGTTACCTATCAATACGCCAGTAAGCGTACTCGCACCCGTTCCTCCACGACCTACTGCAAGTTGACCTGTCCAACCAAGCGTAAGGCTTACAGGCTGAAGTAACGCCGATGCAGGAGTACCGCCTAATGAGATTGTCACATTGGTGTCATCAGTCTTATTCAATTCACTTCCTGCGATATCTGCACCTTGGAGCGTTCTGAACTCGTATGCAGTATTAGCCGTATTCCTGCGGAGGAATTGTCCTGCCGTTCCTGCAACCGCAGTCATATTAGCCGTACCATTGCCGATAACAACCCCCGTGAGCGTTGCTGCTCCTGTACCGCCCCTGCCGACCGCCAACTGCCCAGTCCATCCCATTGTGAGCGATACGGCATTAATCAGAGAACCCGTTGGAGTACCTCCAAGTGTTATTTGGATGTTGGTATCGTTTGAACTTGTTAAGTTCCCACCGCTAAAAAACTCATAAGCAGTATTGCCCGAATTCCTTCTTAGCAACTGAGATGCCGTACCCGCTACTCCTGTAAATGCTGATGTGCCGTTGCCAATTAATACTCCTGTGAGTGTTGATGCCCCTGACCCACCTCGTGAGACTGCAAGAGTACCAGTCCATCCAAAAGTTAATGATACTGCTCTAAGCAACGAAGTAGCAGGAGTACCACCTAATGTACAAGTCACGTTGGTATCATCCACCTCAGTCAGAGCAGCACCCGTGACATCAGTTCCCGTGATGTTTACCCATGACATTGTTGTGCCATTGGTAGTGAGGAACTTACCAGAGTTCCCCGTCATCAGAGGAGGAATGCCGTAACCAGTTGTAAAGGCTAAGGCAAGTGTTCCCGATGTTGTTACGGGTGATCCGCTCACAGTAAACCCCGTAGGAGCAGATAGTGCCACAGATGTGACCGTACCACTACCCGCTCCACTCGCAGGGATATAAGTTATTAAGGATTTGTTTATCCTCATAGGATAGTAATGTTCAGAATATTAGCTGCCCAAGAATATGCCCAGTTGTTAATGTCAGAACCGCCTTGCTCACCCCACTCTGTATAATCTGGGTTTACCATAGTTAGGTTACCTTGACTAAGTGCCTGACCTACCACGTCATTACCTTCAGCATCCTGCGTTTTGGCGAATAGCTGCCAATAGAACTGGGCTTGGTCTTCAAGGTTATCGTCAATAGACTTCATTGCGAAATACTCTGCGTTTACATTAGCACCGTTGTGCCAAACTGCGAAAGGACTAATTGATTTCATATTATACTATTTTAATTGTTCCTGCATCGTTCCAAATTGCACCCGTTGGCAATCCTGCCGATGATGTTGGCAA